CAAGGTGTCCGTTCTGGTCAGATCCCTGCTCGTACGCAGGACGCCCGTGAGTGGTTCCGTGAGACTGCCAAAAAGATCTCTCGTCTGAATGAACGTGAACTGATGCGTGGTGATCAATCACGACTGACAAATAAGACTATTGTCGGATCTATGTACATGTACTACTATGATCCGAAGTATAAAGAAGAACTGCCATACTATGACCGATTTCCACTGGTGTTTCCTTTCCGTAAGGTACCAGGTGGATTCTATGGTCTAAACCTACACTATCTGCCATTGCCACTTCGGGCACGATTGATGGATGGTTTGTATGACTATGCTAACAATAGTCGATATGACGAGTCAACCAAGATCAAGATGAACTATTCGCTTCTACAGTCGGTATCGAAGCTTAAGTTCTTTGAGCCATGCGTAAAGCATTATTTGGATGACCATGTACGTTCTAGATTCATGTACATATACCCATCAGAATGGGACGTTGCTTTGTTCTTACCGACAGAACGATTTGCAAAGAAGACAAAGACACAGGTTTGGAGCGAATCCAAGAAAATGTTAGGGGTTAGAAAGTAATGAGTATCACGCAATGGTTTAGTGATGCATTTAACGGCCGTATTGGCGGTTTAACTGATAAGCAATATGCCGCAAAACGAGAAAAAGATTTGCGAGCAAAACAAGAGGCCGATACAACAATCGCTGTGAAGCGCGCCGGGGCAGCCAAACAACGTGCAGATGCAACTGCACGAACTGTTGCAGTTAATGCAGAATATCAAAATGCTAGAAATACTAGAGTAGATAAGTTAACTGCACGTGATCGTGCTTTGATTCAAGCCGGGCACGGTCTTGTAAATACACCAACAGTGACAGGGGGTCATGCAGTTGCACAAGAAAAGCCAGTACGTTCTGCACAAAAAAATGGTGGCAAATCTACCAATTCTGCAAAGCCAACTGTAAAACCAGAGTTTCCAAAGCCAAGCAAAAAGACCCAGGAACCTGGTCTTGAAGGAAAAGTAAATCAACAAAACCGCATTATCACCGATGGTGTTTCTTCGACACAGATTTTTGATATTAATAGTTTCAGATCTGAGATTATTAATAATGATGTATTGCCATCGCACTCATATCTTGTTACATTCTCACCGTTTAGAACAGGTTTTCCTGAAAACAAAACATTAAATGATTTTGTTCAAAACAAGAGAAATACACTCATGATGAGATGTGAAAGCATTATCCTTCCGACGCCATCACTGCTTGAAGAAGAAAACATTCGTAGATATGGTTATGGCCCTGTAGAAAAGATTCCATACGGTGTCCAGTTTAGTGATGTTTCCATGACGTGGTTAGTTGATAAGAAATCTGAGATTATTAACTTTATGCATCAGTGGATGAACACGATTGTTATGCATGATTCGCCTAATACTAATATGTCGCGTCGGGCGTTCAGAAAAGGACTAGATGGATATAATCCATTTGAGGTTGGTTATAAGGATGGATATGCTAATCCTGTTGTAAGAATCTATGTCTATAATCGTCAGAACGAAACAGTGACCGAATACGAAATGTATGACGTATTCCCTATGAATATCCAATCGATGAATCTTGGTTGGGCCGATGAGAACCAAGTACAGAAACTGACTGTTAACTTTGCATACACAAACATGAGAGTTAGAGCTCCCCAGAGGGCAGATATCACTCAAGCTAATTTTATAACTGAGGGTATGAGCAGTCCTTATGAAGAAAGACAGCAGCCAAATAACAAGGGTGGTAAAGCTGCTGCTGACGCTGCCGGTTCGCCGGTTAATGAGGTTATTACATCAACCACAAATGCAGGAAAACCAAATGCAACAACTGAATATCGATATTTCAATGGTATCATTGATGACTTTGGAAATATTGTAGAAGTACCTACACCAGTAACACCTACACCAGTAACTAGAGAATTAACAAGCACATAATGGAGTATTATAATGCCTTTACCAAAAATTGATCAGCCACTATTTGACATGACTATCCCTTCGACAGGGAAGAAGATCGCATTCAGACCGTTCCTTGTCAAGGAAGAGAAGATCCTTCTGATTGCACAACAAAGTGGCAATGATAGTGAAATCATCAGAGCTATCAAGCAGATCTTGAATAACTGTATTCAAGACGACATCGATCTAGATTCGTTTGCGATCTTTGATCTTGAATATGCATTCCTTAAACTGCGGGCCCGTTCGGTCAACAACATCGTAAAGTTGGCATATCGTGATACAGAAGACGACGAGGTCTATAACTTTGAACTAGATCTTGATAAAATCGAGATTGAAATGCCAGAGAAGATCAACTCAAAGATCGACATCACCGATACAGTCGGCATGACGATGAAGTATCCATCCGCATCTATCACCGATAAGATGACTAACTTTGATAACGAAGTCGACTTGATGACATTCTTTATCGTCAACTGTATCGATACGATCTATGACGAAGACAGTGTATATGTCGCTGATGACTTCAGTGAGGAAGAGATCTCAGAGTTCCTCGACGGTCTTGATGTCAAGTCATTTGAAAAGATTCGTGAGTTCTTTGAAAGTGTTCCAAGACTATACTACAAGATTGAATATACAAACTCTATTGGCAGCGAACGTTCTATTGAACTAACGAGTCTAAAAGATTTTTTTATGTGGGGCTGAGTCACACAACCCTAGCAAGATACTATTCAATGGTATTTTCTTTGGCTCAGCACCATAAATATTCAATAAGTGAGATTGAAGGTTTGATACCATACGAGAGAGATCTATATGTTGATATGTTATTGGAGTTCCTAGAACAACAGAAGCAAGAGATAGAGAGTAGAAGAACGTAATGCTTGGATCAATTGCAGCTAAATTAGCTTTTAAAACAGCAGGAGCAGCTGGAAGTGCTTTAGCTGGGGCTGCTGGAGCTGTAGCTAAAACCGGCCAAGCATTCGGAATGGCAGGTAAAGCATTAGCCGGAGCTGCGCAAAATAGTTCCAAACAACCGCAACAATCATCTAACAATGTGATCGTTGGTAACTTCGGTATGGCAGGATCTGCTGGCAAGCAAAAAGTAACAGGCGGTGGAACACTGCCCGCTCCTAAAGCTGTTGCTAAACCGCAAGCATCTACTAAGATGCCTACAGAGGCATTGTTAGACACTGCTGTTAAATATCTGATATCAATTGACAAGTCTTTGAAGTCACAGCTCGAGTTTGAAAGACGTTCTTATCAGGAACAAGCTCGTGCTGAAAGAGAAGCTATCATTGAAAACAAACCATCTGTAACATTCAGTGATATCAAAGATAGGTTGTCTGGCTTCAAGTCAGATGTAAAGGATAATGTCAGTACTGCTGGAACACTCTTAAAGTATGCTGCGATTTTAGGCGGTGCTGCTGCACTCATTGCAAGTTCATTAGATCAAAAAGAAGTTGATGCACTCAAGCAAAACGTAGAGCAATTCAAGAAGACGTTTGGTTGGCTAGGCGATCTTGCAGCTATGATTCCTGCCGGAGGTATTGTTGGATTCTTGTTTGGCGGTAAAGGTCTTAAGGGAAGACTGATAGGCGGTGTAGTTGGCATCCTTGCTGAAGCCGTTGCAACAACTATATTCAAAAGAATGTCTGGCCAAAGTGCTACTAATAGCAGTGGTCAAGAAGATAGCACCGGCCAAGAAGATAACACTGCGTTAAACTTAGCTGCTGTAGGAGGTATTGGTTATCTTGGTTATCGTGGTGCTAAATCTGGTATTTCTACTTTTGGTAAAATAAAAGATGCTCGAACTAAGATGGCAAATCTAAGAGCTTCTAAATCATATTATGACCCAAATGTTGGTAGAATGAGAAGTGCTGCAGCAGGAAAAGCCGGTCAATTTGTAAATACAAAAGGTGCTACAGGCTTTTTAAAAAGTCCAAGATGGCAAAAGTTTTTAAACTGGCTTACAAAAAATGGAAAAAGAAAGCTTGTTACTAAAATCCAACAAAGAATAGCAATCGCAGTTACTAGTGGTGCTATTGCTTCTACGGGCATTGGTGCTGCATTTGGAGCAATCGGGTTCTTACTAAATCTAGGCTTTAGTCTATACTTGATGTATGAAATATATGAATTATGGAAACAGTTTACTTCTGATGAAAAAGCCGAAAAGGCAGGCGTCGGCGATGCCCAGATAGAAAAAGAATTAAAGACGCCAGATGCAACTAAACTGACAGGAAATGCATCTACTGGTGCTGCTTCAGCAGGTCAAATACCAGTATCGAATCAGGCTATTCTTGAAACCATCCGAATGAAGGAATCTGG